ACATCGAACTTCTTGTCTACGGCAATGCGCAGCCGCTCGCGCTCGCCTTGCATCTTTTCGATCTGGACATCAGATGCATCGACCTCATCGAGCAGTTGATTAAACTCAGCGCGTTCTTCCTCAGTGAAATCGCGGTTCTCTTTATCCGCGTTGTCTGCCAATGCTTGCGCGCGCGTGACTTTATCCGCGCGGGCTTTGAGTAAATTGCGTAGCATATTTGAATCTCCTGTATAGGTTTTCTGTTCTGCCAACGCCAGGCGCGCCCGCGCCTCTTGCATGGCAGAGGATTGTGAAGCAGGCACCTGCCCGCTGAATAAACGACTAATGGTTTCGTTCAATGTCTCGATATGATCTGCCATCCCCAGATCCACAGCCTGGCGTGCACTCACCACACGCCCCTCGCCAAAACCGTTGCGGACCGCATCCGGACTCACACCCCGATTGCGAGCTATATCGTTGACAAACGCATCATAGAAATCATTGACGCTGGATTGAATTGCGCCACGAGCTTCCTCGGTGAGTGGTTCATATGGATTCCCTTCGACCTTATATTTCCCCGCACTGATGATGGACAATTTCAGTCCCGCCTCCTGAAGTGCTGCACTCATATCCTGATGTACGGCAAAGACTCCGATCGAGCCAACTTCTCCAGAGGGCGTAACTACCAACTCATCCGCAGCGGTGCCAACCCAATATGCCGCCGATGCCATCAACTGATTGGCACTCGCAATAATCGGTTTCGTACCACGCGCATCATAGATCTGTTGAGATATTTCCTGGATACCACCCACCTGCCCACCCGGACTGTTGACATCGATCACGATCGCATCCACCGATGGATCTGCCAATAATTTGGCAAACTGTTTGCCGAATGATTCCGCAGAAGTGGCGCCGGAAGATTCTTCAAAATAATCTGCACGCGGGATGATGGTCCCGAAGAGTGGCAACACCGCGACACTGTTCACCTGGCGATTCTGCGGACGCGCAGCTGCGCCCTGGATGCGCGCCTGTATTTCTTCCGCTTCGAGCTTTTCGCCGGAGATATGTCGGACCATGATCTCTTCGAGTTCAGCCAATTTACTAGGCAGGATCGCCCAGGGAGTTTGCATAAAGGCTTGCAGGACATAGGATTTATTCGGTTTCATATTCAATCTCCAGATCGTCTGCGCCGGAGCGCAGCATATTATTCCAGTCTAAAAACATGATAAATTTTTGTGTTGCGGTTTCAACATATCGATCCAGCGTGGCTGATAATGCCTCATGGCTCATTGCCAGGGATTGATCGATCCGTTCAAATAAAAATTCAGTAACAAATGCATGCACTTCCTTGTGTCGGTCGATCCCAAATAAACGCGCTTCCGCATCGAGCACAGGCTGGAATTGTTTCTTAACAAAAGCAGGATGATCCACACTGTAAAATTGATTGAGCCATTCAACGTATTCATCCTGCTGCCCCTTCGCCTGGTAACGCTTCGAAGCGCCCAGCAGATCATTCGATTCACGCTTCATCACTCGTGTGACGGTATCTTGCCAAATTGGCATGAGAGCATAGGAAGAATTGTCCTGGCTGTCTGGGCTGGCGCTATCCGCTGCGCCGCTGCCGTTGATGGTGGTCATATTCGAGGGTTGCAAGAGATCATCCAAGCCCTTGCGGGGATTCATGTTTTCCTTCGCTCGAACTTCATTACGACTCATGAAACCGTTGTTGATACCTTTGACATAGGCTTCATAACGGGTGGCAATATCGCCGCGCAGGAAGCCATCGAATAAATGCTCATAAAAATAACCAGCCTGACGATCGGACTGCAATAAGAGCTGACCATTCAGCCCCTGCTCCATGCGGACGGTATAGGGTCGCAACGTATGATTAACATAGCCTTGTTCTTGATTCTCGATCCCTGAACCCCAGCTGGTGCTTTTTTCAACATCGCCGATCATATGCGGCGGCACAGGTCCGACAATGCGATTGATCTCGGAAAGCTGAAACTTGCGCGTCTCTAAAAATTGTGCATCATCATTTGGAATGCCCAATTTCTCGATACTCATGCCTTCTTCCAGGATGATCGGCTTATGACTATTTTCAACACCCGAACGCTCTTTCAACGTATCATTGAGATGTGTATAGGCAGGATCACTTAGTGACCCCGGATGTTTATAGATCACGCCAGGCTCTGCATCATTCGCGAAAAACTTGGAGCCATATTTCTCGGTTGATTGAGTCAAACCAATCGCATGTCGCGCCAGCGCGATACGGGAAAGTCCAACCAGACCATCAAAACCAAACGCCGGAATATGCAATACCTCATCACTAAAAAAAACACGCGGTTTGCCTTCGCTATCTTGATAAAGAAAAATCTTTCGTCCATCCACGCGCTTCACTTGCATGCGGTCGGGCCGCAACGGCCAGATTTCCTGCACGGTACCGGCTTTATCGGCGATTATCTGTCCAAAAAAATTACCCCAGGCGATCATGTGGCTGACGATAAACTCACGGAAAGTCATCGCGCTATGTTCGGGGTTCGGTTGATCGTGCATCAATGCGTAATAAGGATTATCGGTGGCACGGAATTTATTGCGCCCCTTTTTGCCGTAGAGGATCAATGGCAGACTGGCGGTATCCTGGGAGATGATCGTGATGATGGCGATCACGCCTGAAACCGTGATCGCTGACTCGACCGTGATGGTCTCATCGCTATAACTGCGCTCGCGTAATGAAGTGCGCACCGGTCGTACATTTTTTTCGGCGAGCGAAGTGCGAATCATATCGGTGGTCAAAGGCATTACGATATCCTCGCATTCACCAACGCTGCGATGTAGGATGTGATCACACTCTCAACGACCATCACAGCGCCCACCACTGTCAATGCTGTGAAGATCGATGCGGAGCCTGTCAAGCCAATAAACAAAAACAACTGAGCCAGCCAATAGACTCGCTCATTGCGTTCCTGTGCATTGAACCAGGCGATAAAACGTTTCATTGTTGTTGCAACACACCCACGATCTTGATAATGCAAATCGCACCTGCACAGATGCCGATCAAAAACTCTTGATATTGAAAACGAACATTTAAATAGAGCAGTGCCAATGCGCCCCAAAAAATAATTTCCGCGATCTGCATCACAGTGATATTTTTCATTGTTCACCTTTCTATGATTCGGGCGGCTTATGCATTCCAAGATCACGGTTGGTTTGCGATAATTCCTGCAAGGTCTTTTCTTTTTCGATCAATAATTTCTGCAACTCAGTGGCGATCTTGTTCACAGAATCCAATTGTGTGCGCAGGGTCTCAATGATGGGCGCCTGTTTTGCCAAACTTGTCAGGCGCTCCATTTGTTTATTGCAAGCTGCCAGTTGCCGATCACGCAATTCCAATCGCGATGTTAAAATTTCAATGGTCCGCGTTTTATCGGTGTTACTTTTTTCAAGCTCAGTATTTTGCTTATACAGATCAACGATCTGTCCCTGACTCTCTTTGATTAAATCGGACGCCTTATTGGTGGTATCGATTTCCTCCGAGGCTGCCTTGGCGTTGATCTCTTTGGTCTGCGCCGCAAGGTTGGATCGTGTGAAGTACAAAGTTACAAGTGACGAGAAAACCGAGGAGCCGATGAACGTGACGATCAGAGAAAAAAAATCCATGATTAGCCGAGATCATCCTTTTTTACACGGACCATATTTACTCCTGGGAAACGAAAGCGCCCAACGACTCTATAGAGTCGTTGGGCGCATCAGGTTCCAACATTCTCCCGGTCTACACCAGGAGTGCGATCAAATATTCAACTGCGGCAAATTATAACCCCATCAAGGAAAGAGTCAATTGCAGTTACGTGTGACCTTTAGGTTAAGCGACAACCGCCCGATGTGAGATGGGCGGTTGTCTAATCGTAGACTCTGGCTATGCAACTTACGCCTAAGTGATGCAAAACTTTCGCTCTCACAATCAAGATCCGTTCCTTGCATTCAACGGACGGCACACCGAGCCAGTCCCCAAAGTCAAAAAAGGTATCAAAGTCAAGGGCGGCTTCTGGCTTGAGGGGGGCAAGCTGATCACCGCCATGCACATAATAGCAAAACAAAAATAAAATGTCAAGCATCTCCGGAACTGTAGCCATTTCCAACTGCGCGGGATCTAGACTCTTGACAATGTAGACATTCCCATCTACACTTACCGGTAAGTGCAGTCGTTTCTAACTACAGCACCATGGTGTCGCAGATAGATTCGACTACGACTCCGGAGCCGCAGTCATTTCCATCTGCACCCACGATCGTTCGATCGGATGCAGACAAATCCATCTACAGGATATCACCATGAATTACCCAGGCAGTAAAAACGGAGCTGGAGTCTTCCAGACCATCATCAACCAAATCCCGCCGCACGATGCTTTCTTTGAAGGCTTCGCCGGTTCTGGCACCATCGCGCGCATGAAACGCCCTGCCCACGTTACTGTAGTTATTGATGTCTACAGTGGTTCAACAAATCTTTTGCGCGAATCATTACCAGCTGGTGTAGTCATAAATGACGACGTGATCACAACGCTGCGGGCCGCTGTAGACACATCGGGCTACCCTGAAGAGAATTGCTTTGTCTATCTCGACCCGCCTTATCTAAAGCGTGACATCGATGGCACGCCTGTGCGCTCCTGGCAAGGCGATATTTACGAACACGAATTTGATACCGTCGAACAACATCAGACTCTATTGACTTTGATCAAATCCCTGAAGTGCATGGTGATGATCTCAGGCTATTGGTCAAAGCTCTATGCCAATGAATTAAAAGATTGGCGCACACTCTCTTATAACGCGATGACTCGCGCAGGCAGACCCGCTAAAGAATGGCTATGGATGAATTACCCCGAACCTATTGCCCTGCATGATTATTCATTCCTGGGAGAAAACCGCACCGATCGCCAACGCATCAAGCGCAAAATCAAACGCTGGGAAGAACGCCTAGCAAACATGCCTACCCTCGAAAAGCGTGTCCTGTTGCAAGCGATGGAATTCCTGCGGCATGCGCCGTAGTCAAAAATGACTGCTAGGTCCACAAATATTTGTGGACCTAGCAGTCATAAATATCTACGCTTCAGATAATTCCTGCAGTGCAGACAAAACCATCTACCCTCGATGAAGTTCAACAAACGAAACATAGGGGAGAAAATGAAACATCCAAGACCCCAAGCGTAAACCTTTTCGATGCCCATAGCGCTCTGAAAACATCAACCCATGAATCCGAATATTTTTCCACGAAAGCCCAATCCCAAAGACTCGAAACCACCATTGACCCTTTCTGTGAAAGCCACAGATCAGCTTCATGCTGTTCAATCACCTTTAGATGGATATAATAATTCAATTGGAACGTGAAACATAAGCGCGATTTTTTTGACTAGATGTGCATCCAAAACAAGCCATTCAAGTGAATCTTCAATCGGACTTTTACCCATAGGGATTGTTTCAAAAGATTTGTTGTCAGATCGAATTTTATTTTGGAGAAGTTCCTTTCCTTTATCAGTGAGCCATGCGCTTCGCAATGATACGCCTGTGATCAACAATCCATGGCGCTCCGCTCTCTCACAAGCACGCCAGCAAACCTTCTCATGTTCACCAGTCCATTCGGCAAGAGCCTGATATGGATAAAGACCGCCCAACATCCTTTCATGATATTCAGTATATGCTAAACAAATCAACTCATCAGAAATATCTTTTCGTGCCATGTGGCGAAATATACCATAGGTGCCATTTATTCCCCCACCCTTCTCACCCCTCGCTTTTCATACACACTCTTGATCGTCTTATAGAATCGCGCGCGTGCCATTGCACACACCATCGCAATGGATAGATCAATGCGCTTCGTCCGATCCAAGCCCCTGCCCTTATGTTGCTTCACAAATTTGATCTGCGCATTCCCGTTCTTCACAACCGACGTATTACCAAAACACCAACGCGCCACTGGGTGCGCCTCGTGAGTCAGCGCCGGTTCCTCGATGATCGTCCCATCATCCAACTCGAATTTATTACGCTCTTTCAGTAACACTTCGATCTGATTGATAGGGTCCGTCAGCGTGGCATACTGCTGGGGAATATCGACACAGGTCAAATGGTCCGTTTCGAGGCGCTGCCATAGCATCGTCGCAAACGATTTATCTCCATCCAGTTCGATCACTTTGTAGAGCTTGCGCACTTCCTGAATCCGTTCTTCGATAATGGTGTAATCGATCGTGTCGCCTTCGGTCGGTTGGATCCAACCCGCAGCTGCCCAAACATCATAAGGCACATGATCCTCTTTGATGCGTGCTTGCATATTTTTTTCAGGAATCCAACAATCCCAGATCACGCGCCAATCGTCGAAATCATCCTGTGGCGGAAACACCAGGCAGATCGCGCTCAGGTCCGTCGTCGTCGAGAGATCCATGCCGAGATAACATTCCTTACCCAGCAGATCCGTGCGACTCCATTCGCCGTTCGTGCTATCGAACAGATCCAACGGCAGCCAGGATGTGAGCTTGGTGGTCACCCACTGACATAAATTAAACCATCGGAAGAGTCGTTCATCCGCCGGATGCAGCTTCGCCTCATTCGCCAGATCGCGCAGGTCTTCAATCTGCAACGTGGTCCCCAATGATGGGTTTGCCTTTTTCCAGTTTTTTTCATCATAAATTTTTTCACCATCATACGAATAAATGACTGGGTACCAGGTATTGAGATCCTTGGACGCGTCCCCCGACTCACGCGCCTTTAGAATGGATGCGGCTTTCTCGTGCACCTCCCACCCGATGGAGACTCTATCGGGGTCATCGCCCGCGGTGGTGATCACCCACCAGATCGGCTGGCGCCGCGCCAAACCCGCGCTCTTGATCATCACGTCATATAGATCGCGATTAGGCTGAGCGTGAAGTTCATCGAAGATACAACATGAAACATTCAAACCGTGTTTGGTATAGGACTCTGCACTGATCACTTTCAACGTGGTGCCCGTCTCTTTATTCTCAATAAACTTTTTGCTATCGGTAATTTTGACGCGCTTGATCAGCGATGGATCCTGCTCGATCATTTCCACCAGGGGAAAATAAATCGTTTGCTCTGCTTGTTCTTTATCGCCTGCGCATAAAAAGATTTGCCCGTTCGGTTCTTCTTTATCGAATAGATGCTTATTCCCGATTCCACTTGTCAGCTGACTCTTGGCATTCTTTTTTGGACACTCCACATAGACATAACGATATTGACGGACCCTACGCGGGTTCATTGTTCCATACACATCCCAGACGATCTGCTTTTGCCAGGGCATCAAGTTGAATGGCTGCCCATGAAAATCCCCCGTCAACTTCATCAGCTCCATGAACTTAACTGCACGCTCAGCCTTCGCTTCATCGAACATTTTTACGTTGTACTTTAAGTGGCATTATCGGAAGGTTCTGTGCCATTGTGAAAATCAAGGGCCTGTTGAAAATACGGCATGAAATCGCCATGCACCGATACCTGCGCTACAATGCTTGCCCATTCGTTGGGCGGAATGTTGATATATGCAATTAATGGCGACGTCTCATCATCGGTTTTGTGCTTCTCAATTGCAACGTCGCCGCTTGATAAGCGACTAAAAAACCATCCATCTCTCAAATGATATGTATTTTTTCTGTTGTCTATGAGTACCACCAAATCCAAATCTTTTTCAAGCATAATAATCTTATGCTCGTGATCTGGAAATATTTTTTCCATATGTTTTTTCAAGTGCTCCATGACAATTGATGTGAGAGCGAATTTTGATTTAAGCACAATCATGTCGCCTGGTTTAAGTTCGAGCCTGACAATCTCCGCCCTGAGAATCTCAACGACTTTGAGATCGATCTTGTCTGTAATTTTTGCAGCTATTTTGTCAAATAGGTTTTTCACGATTCAATCCTTTCCATCAAGCATCTTGTCCATTTCACTCTTCGGCGTTTCCGGTTCCTTCTCTGGTGGCGCCACACCCGCCCGCGATCGCGGCGTAAGGTATAGCGATTGTGCCAGGCTATGTATCAATTTCCGTTTGCCATCCAGGCGCGCATCAATTCCCTGAAATCTCTGCAACAAAGCATTCGCTTGTTGTAGTGCGCTGAAATAATCGCTCAGATTTTCATTATTGGGTTTTAGTTTATTTAGCCATCTGATGTGTCGATCCCAAACATCTTTGATCTCACTACGCAATTCTTGTAACTCCACCAACTCTTCCTCCGCCATACATAACTTGATCAACTCATCCGCATCGAAGGCGGTGATGATCTCGCCTTTCGTTTCCGCGTACAGACTCAACAGCCGAGTCCATATGGCACTGGCGTGCTTGTGTCCAGTCAACGCGGCCGGCGGCTTGACGGTCAGCTTTGTGGTGGGTTTAATCGCTGCCTCAGCAGACTCTCGCTTCTTTTTGTCCGCTTTCGTGTCGTGTCGCTTATTGAGTGATGAATCCTTTTTAGCTGGCATAATTTCTATGGTCGCGAATTTTTCACATTGGGAGAAAAACTTTTACCGGTGCACAAACTACGGTCTATGTGCGAGAGCCATGAAGATTTACATCCCCCTACCTCGCCGAGGGGAGACTCTATTCTCT